ACCTGTTCCTGTTCCTGTTGATTGAAAAGGTCTAACATAAGTAGAGAACGAAAACTCTGCAGGGGCTAAAGAGTCATTAAAGATTCTACGCCCTCTGCGGCTTGCGCCTCCTGAACCTGCTGCCTCACTAAGTGTTACTTCTGAAGTGTTTGAAGATTGAGATAAACTATAACCTTCGAGAATTGGAAGTTCCCAAATATTACTGCCCAACTTTACAAACATCTTCGCTGACCGGCTTAAATATATGCCTGCTACTGCCATGGTGTTTCTCCTATGTAAACTTGAAAAGGCTTAATCTTGAACGTTTGTTCGTGTAAGCGATTTCTTAGTAATGAACCTCAAGCTGCATCTCAGCAACCCCTAGAGGCTCTAACACACCTTCGTCGGTATCAATACCAAGTATGGTGATCTGTTTAATATTATGGGCTTTACCTTTCAAATCATAATATCGTAAACTTTTAGTTTCTTCTAGTAACGTCTCTACGTCTTCTAGTAATCTACCTAACGCGTTTGCTGCGTCATCTTCCTGTACATAACATCGTATAGTTACAGACAAAAATCTATCTTTATATCCACCCGCCTGGTATCTGCGAGTTTCTGATCCTGCATTTAAGTGTACCGCAGGAAACTCAGTTACCTCGTCCCAAAATAGTAGACGGGGGCTAACATTTTGATATAGGTTAGTAAGGTACTCTCCAGTGCCATCAATCTCTTTAAGCTTTTCAGCCATAGCAGAGACAATGTAATTTCGTTTCGTGGAATATAATCTTTCAGTACTCATACGCGCCTCAACATAAACTTATTCACCGCTAATTCTGCGGCAGCTTTTCTAATAGACATTTCTATTACGTTTCTTGGGTCTCTTTCAGGAGTTGCCCAACTCTTATTACCTCTCCCCATTTCAAATACTTCATAAGGATCTTTTTGGTATGTATATTCTATAGCAGGTAAACCTGCTGAAGGCTGCATAACACTGGTTACTTTTACGCTGTCTGCAAAAGTACCTGTTCTATTCTCTAGTCTCGGTGCTCCCATCTCTGATCGTACTGCAGCAGGGAGGTTTTTATTTATTGCTCCAATTAACTGTATGGGAGTACTTGCAGGAGATCGTTTTTTTCTGCCGTCTCTCTTTCGCTTTTCTTTTGCTACTTCCATTGCACCCGTTACTGTCATCTCAGGTACATTAACTTTTTGGCTTAACTTTTTCTGTCCTTTCCCTTTACTGCTAGCTTTATATGCTTTTCTTCTACGAGCTCCTGAAATTCTTACTGTAGCCCCTGTTCCTTTTAAAGCGTGAGTAAATGCATGAAACAGTACTTGCTCTAAGGCTTCTTCCATACTTAGCGAGCCTTTTAATTTAGCTAAACCGCCAATCTTTGCAAGCTCTTCCGAGGCTGCCGTTTCAAAAGTATTAGAGGCTTCCTGGTTTAATTTAGCGTTTATCGCTTGTAGCTCTACTGCATGCTCTAAAAGGAATAAACCATCGCTAGATACTTTTAAATTTCTGTCTACCGATACTTTTAATATATCTTTCTGGTTGAATAGGGCGTCTACAGCTTTTTGCTCTTTTGCCGCCATACCTTGCCTGGTGGCCGCAAACTGTTGCTTTGCTAAGTTTGCTCTAACACCAACAGCAGCTAGTCCGCCCCCACCATGCTCAAACTGAACACCTTTGTCTCCCATGCCACCAATCTTTTTTAGGTCTTCTTTCTTTCTACCCTGTAATAGGGGGAGAACTTTTGTTACAAGATTGGTACCTTTCATCTTTCTTAGATGCTCATATCCTGTACCTATAAAAGATTCTGTGCCTTGTGATCTTCTTTTATCTCTTATTTCATATAGCTTTTCTATTACGAGTGCATTGTCACTAAAATCTACTAAAGGAGCATTCTTTCCTCTCCCTTTCATTTTTCCTGCTTTTTTCGCTTTTTCTATATTTCCTATAGTACTCGTTTCATGTTCTTTGAGCATTTTAATATAGGTTTTATATATTATATCTAGCTCTTCTTCCGTGAACTCAGGATTTGCTCCTCTTAGCCCATCATAATACTTATCTTTTGGAACAGTAACTACATGAAACTGTGCACTCTCATTAAGTGCCCTACCTGAGCCAGCTTTTCTACTGCCGCCTGCAGTATTTGCCAATGCTTGTGCGAACGCTTTTAAAGCTGAACTAGACATTAATACTGCTTATAAAAATCTAGTACTCTTTTAATGTGGTCTGGAAAAGAGATACTATTTTTTCCGCCTGCTGCAGGGTTCTGTTGTGTAGCCCCTTGTATTGTTCGTCTTTCTTTATGCTCACTTTTAAAGTAGTAAGTAACTAAGTCACAAACAGCAAGTTTTAAGTCTGCAGGTAATGATGAATAGCCTGCGCTATAAGTAAGTTTTACTGTACCGTACCCTACTTCCCAAAATTTTTCTCTTCCTGAAATTAGTCGTACAATAGTATCTGTTTCTGTATCTACATGATAGTCTGTATCTACTACTAAAGTGTTGTAGGAGTCTGCACCTGCTTTTTTCTCTTGTACAGAAGTCACAGTAATTATAGGACTTTCTGTAGTTTGAACTTTAGCACTAGCAAATTCCATATTTATGGTTTCTACTTTATCACTAGTTACATAGTCTACTAAACTGTTTCCACAATAAGTTTTTACTAATTGACTCACAGAAGAAATTATAGCCTCAAGACGAGTATCGTCATTGTTGCTTTTTAAGCCTTCAAGGTCTTTATATGTTTGTAGGGTGACTAAGTCGTTCCCATTTATATTTACTGACATATTATAAATCCATTAGTAAAAACTTGGGGGCGGCGAACCACCCCGAAGTTATTAGTATTACTACTATTAAGCGTAAGACGCTCGAACAACTGGAGCATTACCTGCAGTACCGTCTTCAATTTCATTGAAGCCGACAGCTTGAGATGCAACTAAAGCTGTACGCTGTTGTGCAACTGAGTACTCAGACTCAATGTTTACACCAGCAAGACGTGGGATAACATAGTTATTCACGTTAACTGCAGCAGCAGCAGTAGTTGTAAGGGCTGAGGTGCCTTCATCTAGGTTACTCGCAAGAATATCACTAGAAATTACAGGAGAACCGTAAACGGTACCAACTAAACCAGAAAGCTTAGAAGCTAAAGCTTCACCAACTTCTGATACATCAGTAAATCCAGGACCATCGATAAGCTGTAAGTAGCCATCAGTAGGTAAGATGTAAGCTACATCTTGTGGATTCATACCAAATTTACCCATTTGCTGACGCATGGCCAAAAGACCATTTGCAGTGATTTCTTCAGTAGCACTAGAAGCATCAATTGCTGCTTGAGCCGAGCTGCTTTCAGTGTCAACGTCACCAGTAGCTGCAACGCCATAAGCGCCAGTTACTGTATCAGTACCGTCTTTACCTACAAGACCTTCACGTACTGAAGCAGAGCCTGCACCAACTAAACACATGCTGTCCATTGCGCGAGCATGTGAACGTGCAAGAGCAGATTGAATCATTGGCAACATTGCAATGATAGTTTGCTCGTCAGTGTCATTGCTCAAGAAAGTACCTGCAATCATACGATATGCACGTAAGATAACTTGAGTAGTTGCATATGCAGAAGTTCCGCCAGCCATACTATTAACAATAGTGTTATCAGTATCAGTGATACCATTAGCAGCAAAAGTTGCTAAACCAGTATCAGGAGCGATTGGTAATACAGTCGCACCAGAAGTAACTGGAATTTCGCGGAAAAGACTAGCAACGCGTTGCTCTAAACGAACTGCTTCTGTGAAAGAAGAGATAACGCTAGAGTCAATGCCTAATGAGCCTGCACCAGTATAAGTAATATCTACACCAGCTTTTTCCATTAGACTCTTAGCATAGTCAGTGTCCCATCCTTTACCAGTGATAGTACCCAAGATTTTTGCACCTAAAAATTCGTTACCCCAAGCAGAAACATCACCGGCTTTACGACCAGAGAAGTCACGCTTGCTGTTACGCATAGCTTCTAACTCAGCAGCTTTTTCAGCTACTTGAGCTTCATACTTTTTAGTAATCTCTTGAATTTCAGAATCTTTTGCTTTTGCAAAATCAGCTTCCATGTCAGCAACTAAGCGATCTGCACCAGTTTCAATACCAGTACGGATTGTGCTTTCTACTGCAGCTTTTTCAGCTGCTTTTTGTTCTACTGCGTCAGCAGCAGCTTTTTGTTCCGCTACATCAGCGGCTTTTTGTTCGGCTTGTTTCATTGCAATTTTAGCAGCAGTTTCATCAGCTACTTTCTTAGCAAATGCTTCCAAGTCGATGTTGGATTCATTGATATCCATTTTGATCTCCTGTTTTTCCGATTTCTCGGAGCTTGTAGGTGCATCACTAACCAGGTTGGATGATATTTCATCTTCTTTGGTCAGAGACTGACCTGTTAGATCTACACGATTGGTGAAAGTTTTCTTGAACTCTTCGTACTCAGCTTGTGAGTCAAAAGACTTCGCTAGTGAAAAAGTAGCTGCTTGATTGCATGGTACCGATACAACCGATACTTCAAACAACTCAGCATCCTTAATCATTAATCCGTCAGTTTCTTTTATATAATCAGCGTCCTTGACTTTGAAACCAACGGAAAAGGCTCCAAGAACACCGTCTTTTACTAGTTCGCAGACATGAGCAGGCGCAGATTTACTAATCTTTGCTTCTAGCTCTAGTCCGTTCTCTGTTACTCTAACTCCTGTAGCACGACCAATGGGTTTATCATAGTCATGATTAAATAAGATTACAGGGTTATTTTTAAAGTTTTCTAAACCACCTTTTTCCCAAGCTTCCTTAGAGATTACATCTCCAGCTCGGTCAGAGTGATTAGTACTTGCCATACCTCGTATCATTACGCTACCGTCTTCATTCTCATGAGACTTGAACATAGAGGCTACATGTAAGATTTTATCCATATTACTTCTCTTTTTTAACTGCTGGTTTTACAACAGGCTTAGCTTTTGCCTTAGGCGCAGGCTTGGGAGTAGGCTTGGGAGTAGGTTTAGCTACCTTTGGTTCTACCTTTGGTTCTACCTTTGGTTCTACTCTCGGCTTGGGGGCTACTTCTGGCTCTGGCTTAATATTGTTAGCTAAAGCCCATAACTCAGGTTCTGCTTTACTCATATATGTTAAAAAACTATTCCAACTTTTGAAGTTGCTTAGAATAAATTTAGGTGCCATACCTCTTGGTCTAGAGCCGTCTGTTCTATACTCGTAGTAGCTTGGAACTTTGCCTTTTTCTGCAAAGTATAAACCAAGGGTTCTTGTTATATTATTCTTTCTTCGGGTAGTTAATGGCATTAGTCTTCTTCCTCTGCGGGTCTACCGCCTTCGTCTGGATTTGCTGCAGAGCCTGCGATATTTGCAGGAACTCTGATATCTTGTGTATTTTCTATTTCATCGAAGCCTAGACGCTCTCTAGCTTCTGCTGCAGTAATAATTCCGCCATTTACTAGTGATGTATAGTATGCGGATTGATCTCGTAGTTCTGGCTGCAAAGCTGGAATATCTGTAGTGTCTTCTTTTACTTCGAAACCAAAAAATCTCTCTAAAGCATAGTTAATTTTTCGGTTGATAGGAAGTATAGTCTCCAAATAATACATTCGCATATTTGGGCGAATGTTGGCGTTATTACCAGAATCAAACAATAAATAAGGAATTCCTAACGCCTTTGCTAAAACCTTTTCGTTTTCTAAAATTGCATTTTGAAAATCTAAGTCTTTAAAGTTTATATTAGTAAGATCGTCTACTTCGATACCACCATCTAGAATTAAAGGTCTACGACCTCCATTCTCTGGGTTGTATCTGGTTGACCAGGACTGCATCATGCGTTCTTTAATTTTCTCCGATAAAGTATTTGGAGATTTAAGTACTAATCCTGGAACTGCACCATTCTTAAAAAAGTTATCCTGAAAATTACGCATAGCTTTAATAATCTTCATAGTACGAACTGCAGGCTTTAATCTAGATACTCCTCGATACATACTATGAAAAGAATTTTCTTTTACGTGTATGATTTCTGAGGGAGAATAGTCTACATCATTATAAGTATACTTTTCTATATAATCTCTAGCGTCTGCATGAATTTGTACATTCTCTGCAGGAATATGGTATAAATGAGCACCATCATAGTATATAAAAATATTACCGTCTAGTAAGTAGTCGGTAATTAGGTTTCGTTTAAATGTGCTAATATCTTGAAATAGGTTTGGCTCAAGATTTAAAAGTAGGTCTACTTTGGAGCGTTTGATTCCTTTTACAACACTTTGTGCTTTTGTAGGGCGGCCTACACGAACAGGAATTTCAGCGACATCATCAACAATCATATTTACACCACGATTAACTATTTCTAGCTCTTCGTAGAATCTTTCATATGATGTGTGGTCTTCTCTAGATGAGTTAATTTCTTGGACATACTGTTGAATTGGATTAAGTTTGAAACTTACATCCTCTTCTTCTTTTCTTCCTAAAATAGTATCATACCAAGCCATGTTTTTCTCTTTGTATTCTTACCCATCGCTCTTGCTTTTTTGCAGTTGCTAAGCTAGGGTCTTTACCGTATAATGAGTGTAATTTTAAATGATGTGTATGACACAACGTTACCGTATGGTCGTATAGTTCAGCATCATGTTTATCTATAAATTCTTCTCGCCACTCTAGTACTTCAGAAGGCTTTAGATTATGCTCTCTTACCCACTTGTGTAGTAAGGGGCTTAAACTATAAAAGTGATGAAAGTCAAGTTTCTCAGTATCACCACAAATGAAACACTCTGTTCCTTTTTGATACCTTGACTTGGCTTTATCACGAATGTATTTTACTAAATCTCTTTTTAATTCCATTTTTTAATACTTCAAATTATACTGAGTTTGAGGTGTCTTGTCAACAACTATTTTTCTCAGGTATGCTAGAAAGTTCCTCCACCAGTTGTAAAGGAGTAAAGTGCGTATCTTAATGCATCGGCCATATGAGAAGCCATATTATGTTTTGGCTTTTCTCGTATTAAATTAGGGTTAGTGTCCCACTGGTACGCATCTAAGCATGCTAGAGTTTGAGTACACTCTTGGTGTACAAATAAAGTATCGTTATCTACTATAGCTGCTACATGCGATATTCCATCCAACACTGATTTTTTTGCGTTTAATGTACTAATATCATAATTTTGTGCAAAGTCAAAGCGAGTCTGTTGTGCGGCAGAGTCAATGTATATAAAATCAATATCCCATCTATCTATAAGTTTTTGAATCTCTACAGCGTGTTGCTCTGTGGTTCTCTCTGAATCAAAGTACTCATCTAGTAGATGATAGGTCTCGTTATCCCAATCATAGGCTATTACACAGAATGCCGTAGGATCTCTATAGCCTACATCAAGTCCTGCAAATACATCCATCTTTTTAGGTTCGAATTGACTGTAGTCCTGCACCTGAGTCTCGAAGTTGAAATCCCAAACCTGGCCTTCATAAGTATTGAAATCAGCTTCGTACTCTTGCTTGAATTCCGCCTCGCTCATAGATTTGCGAGCTTCATCAATGTCTGATTCAGTCATTCTAGGGTTATCTCTATAAGTGGCTTTGATTGAGCACCATTCTGGAAACTCATCACTATAACCTCTATAGTAAAACTCAGAGAACCAGTTGTTGCGTCCCCGGGGTGTTGATACAAATATTGCTTTAGAATTAGGTTTATCTAATGTTGGACGTAGTGCTACGTTGAAAGCGTCTTTACCATCTGATAGTGCTGCTTCATCGAAGATGATAAGATCGTAGCTTCGTCCAACACAGGAGTCGACCTGATTGACAGAACCCATGCGAACGTTAGACCCATTAGAAAGAGTAATAACTTTATCTTTTGCATTATCTTTAGTAACCTCTAAGTCAAAGTGCTTGATCAGACCTCTCTGTAAATCGAAAGAGATTTGAGAGAGGGAGTAGTTGGGAGACATTATAAGTACGTTAGAGTTAGGTATAAGAGTAATTAACTGACCTATAATATTTGCAATATAAGTTTTCCCTTGTCTACGAGATAGTGCTGCTACTATAAACCGATACTTAGGATTGTTCACAGCATTAATCATAGCTATCTGAGAGTTTAAAGGTTCTATCCCTAGCATCTCCAGATAAGGCTCTGGAGGTAGTTTTAGAAATTTGTTAGGGCTCTGTTCGTCTACTATACTATCTGTTAATATATCTTTTCTGCTTACTTCAACTGCCATTAAATTGTTCCCTAAATTGATCTATTGTTATTTCTGAAAAATTTTTATATGTATTCCATTTTTCTACTTTTATTGGGTTATTACCAACTACTCTTATATGTTCAGTGTTTTTCCAGTCTCTGAAACATGCACCCCATTTATCTATGCTAGTAGAAAAATGCTCTTGCTCTTTGGTTACATCTTTATAGTTTCTAGTTCCTAAATAAAGATTGGAATTACTAGGATTGGCATTTAAATCCATTCCTAGTATATAAACTTTATCAAAAGGTCCATGAAACTTATTTGTAACTAATAGTGCGGTAGACCCACTACACCATCTAACGTAGGGCTGAGGTTTAGTAATAAAAGTAAATCCTTTTAACTTTTTATATTTTTTAGATGCTTGAGTCCAGCACTCTGTTTTAAATTGAATTAAACTTTCGTTTAACTCTCTAACCATTCTTGTATCTACAGCAACTAAAACATCGGGCATAAAATCTCTATACAGTGCATTGCAACCTATTATTTTTCCATACTGTCTAAGGGATTCTAAATTGATCTCTTTTCTAGAGGGACCATTACATATTATAAAAGCTGTAGACATTATTTACCTTTTGATTTTGTTAGGGCTTGAGTACCAAAGAATGCTGCTACTATACCGGCAACAGCTACAAAGTAGGTTGGAGCCATACTGCCAAGAGTTTTCATTGCTTCGTTTAATCCAGCTAGTGATGCCAATACTACAGCAAAGGGATAAAGAAGTAAACCACCTAACGCAAACCAGGTCATGTTTCTCTGTGCGTCTCGCATTGCGTCTGCGTCTTCTAACTCTTTCCGTTTAAACTCAAGATACATTGCTTCTTCTTCTTTGGTTACTTTACCGTCACCGTTAGTATCGGCTGGATGATACATATTTTCTGTCATTGCTTTTTCCGTTTTTTAGCTCTTTCGAAAGCTGCGTGAGTACTTCCTGCCATATAGACTTTATTCTTTCCTCTACCATGAGAGTGAATGCCTCGTAGTCCAATGCGTTTTGCCGCTTTTCGTGCAGCTCGTTTAGTTTTATATCTCATTTCTTTTTCCTCTTACGAAGATCATTATCCTGTGGGTGACCTCTTCGAATAAACGAGTTTACCCTACCCATTGCCCATGATGCCATACTTGCACCAGGTCTAGAACCTGAAGTTAGAAATGCTCCTTGTCCTCTTCGGTATACCTTTGCTAGCATGCCATAAGTAACACTTTTCTTGTTCTTTGCCTTTCTTCGCAAAGTAGCTTTAGTAGCGGCGCTTAGTGGTTTTCTTCTTCGCGCGGGTGCTTTTCTTTTTGGTGCTGCTTTTTTTCTTTTTGACGGGGCTTTTCTTTTTCTTACGGCCAAGTTCAACTCTCCTTTTAATTAACGAACGGGGTATAGTCTTTCCCTCTTTCGCTAGCTTTGCTATTCTCTTTATTAGCGTGGATAGTTCTGTACGTTTTGAACCTGAAGTACCCGATAGATACTTCTTCGGTACTCCAGATTTTTTATCTTTAGCTACTTTTCTTACCATTTTACTTTATTTGCCCAATATGCTGCAGACATTTTGCCTTTAGCAATATTCTTAGCGTGACGAGCTTTAAAGGAGCGACGCTTTGCTTTAGTGGCAGCTGACTCTCCTGCTTTTGGTTTGCCGGCTGTTTTAGCGCCTTGCTGTCCAAAACGAATAGTCTTTACTTTGCCACCTGTTCTAGCCACAACAATATGTGATTTCTTTGCATGACCTGGTGTACGCTTAGGCTTATTATACCCAGAGACCCCAGCCCGCTTTAGGCGAGAGTCTTTTTTACGGGCTTTACGTTTAGTAGCCACGTTTCTTCTTTCCTTTCTTTTTCTTCTTCTTCTTTTTTGGTTTCATATACTTAATCATAGTATCTATCCTAATGGGCTTGCCGCCGCATCTAGACCTTTCCAAAGATCGTCTACTTCTCTTTTGAACCTCCCGACAGAGTCTTCAAATCCTTTGATTGCATCTGCCATCTTTTTGTACTCGTTTCTTATTTCTATCCAATCTTTTTCCATAGTAATTACTTTGGAGTTTGAAGTAGCCGCATTGTCTAGGACTTCTTGTTGTCTAGATTGAATGGTGACTAGTAAGGTGCTTAACTCTGCAAGCTTACCTTGCAAGTGTCCCAAATCATTGTCATCTATTTTTGTTTTGATTGCTTGTAGTTCTATCTCTAAAGGAGCTAGATCTGGCATATTTGTTTGCATTTCTGCTACTGTATCTTCTAGAACCCCTACTCTGGAGAAGAACTCTGAAGTTGCCCAGATTCCACCACTGATGGTAGTTATGAAAGCTACTACTATTGCTAGGTGTGCCCCTTTGAAGGAGGTACCCCCTACGCTGATTTGTGTTTCTTCAAGACTCATATACTACTCCTTTTATGGTCTGACGACTGGGTCGACTGTTGCTGTGTTATCCATAACTCCTGGTCCAGCGCTACCTAAGTTCCCGTTTTGGTTATTATAGTTAGTTCCGCCCAGAGATCCATTCTGTACTACTATGACGTCTGTAGCTAATTGTACAGGATCGTATAGTTTTGCGTTTACATCATACCCAGGAGCATTGTTCGCAATTTCTTCACTTACATTGTAAGAATAGGCTGAGTACATCTCGTTTACAGATATAGGCGGAGTGTCTCCATAAAAACCATCATATACTTCATTCGTGGCTTGTGTCCAACCTATTGCATTCTCGTTATTGAAGAATACGCCTTGTAGTACTGTATTAGTAGCATTGTCCCAAGTAACTGTCATACTATCGGTCCAAGCGTCATAAGCTACAGTAGAGTTTGTTATATTAGACAGAGTAGATATTCCGTCATAATTAATCATAGCTAGGGTTGCTTGGTCTTGTGATGCCCATAAAGATGCAGAAGCCGCCTGCGCTTTATCTTCAATAGTATCAAGCGATTGGTTAAATGTTTGCACAGTCGATTGATCAATCTGTACATCGTTAGCCCGTATGTAATTTT